TTTTTCTATACCCTAATTATATCATAAAAGGGCTATTTTATCAAATATTTAAAGAAAACCTAATAGCAGGCAAGCAATTAGAAAAGGTTTTGAAAATCAAGTGCTGACAGGGCAATTCTAAGGCCGTGTTTAGCAATTATATAGGTGATTACTCATAAAATGAATTTACAGGAAGGTATAACAATGACTAAAACTACAAATATAACAACGCAAACAGAATTTGACGAACTGATAGCAGAGATTAAGGAGAAGTACCCAAAAATTTTCCAATTCCTTTCTGATTTTGTTGATGGAAAAGTGACTTGTGAAGAAGTGGATGATTTCTTCGAAATGGAACAAGCGGATCGTGTGGATTTTATCAATAATTATCAAGCGAGGATCTAATATGAATGAATTAGATTTAACTAATACACAGGCAGTTATCTTACTTTTAGTTGTAGGTTTATCATTCTTTTATCTAAATCATTTAGGAAAGTATAAACACACCTACAACAAACAAGTAGTAGAAACACCAGGGAGTGAGTTAAATCCTTGCTATGGTCGTTATATTCAACTTGGAGTAGTAAGTAAAGGGGATTGAGCATGTTTAGTTTGAGTAAAGAAAGCGAACACGATTTAACAAATAGAATAAGCACAGTAGTAGAAAACTATCTAGCAGTTCGAGAAAGACCTAAACCACGATTAACAGGTTTAATGTCAGCACAGGAAGCCATGGACGAGTTAGATATAAAATACAAAACTTAGCAGAAGTGGGAAAGCGCAGGGCTAAGACGGTATCAACCACCACTAGAAGATACAAGAAAAGTTTATTACAAAGTTACGGACATTTTGAAGTTCCTGGGGGTAGATGATGGCAAAGACTAAAATATATTTTTGGTTAAAAGTTGATAAGAAGTTTTTTGATAATCTTTTTATTAAACGACTTAAAAATATGCCTGGTGGCTACACTATGACAGTGATTTATATCCGTCTTATGTTGGAAAGTTTAGAAGATGATTGTATTTTGTACTATGAGGGGTATTTTGATAATTTGGTACAGGAATTAGCTTTAAAACTGGATGTTTCTGAAGATGATATAAATATGACAGTTGCATATTTTACAAAATGTGGACTGATTCAGATAGACGATGATGGCCATGCTACATTATCGCAAGCAAAAGCCATGGTTGAGAGCGAAACAAACTGGGCAAAATACAAGCGAGAACAAAGAAAAAATAGTCAAGATTTACCAAAATTGGATAATGTCCAAAATAAAAAGACTCTTTCCAACTCATGTCCAACAGAGATAGAGAAAGAGAATAGAGTTAATAGTAAGAGTAATAATTTATATTTAGATAATATATTGTCGGGAAATCCCGACTACAATTTTCCTACTTGGCTTGAAGAAACAGCTATAAAAGATTTAGAGAAAACAAAACATAAAGAACTTTGGATTCCTATTGCTTATCTGAATCAAGTAGCTAATAAGCGGTATAAATTTGTTGATAAGACAAAAAGGCTTTTACTAGCACGATTCAAAGAAGGCTATACACTTGAAGATTTTAAACAGGTGATAGATATTAAAACGGCAGAATGGAAGGATAGTCCTGAATTTTCTAAGTATCTGAGACCAGAAACACTTTTCGGATCTAAGTTTGACGGTTATTTGAATCAAAAGCCTAAAACCATAAAAGGGAAGTCCGAAGACAACTTTCCAGATCTACCATTTTAGGAGTTACAAAGATGAAGGAACAATTTAAAGAATTTAATAACAGAAAAATATCGGATAAAGTTTGCGATATTCACCAGGTCAATTATTGGGAAATTTCTGTACCGGTATTAGGGGGTTCAGAAAGAAAACTACAATCATTTTGCCCGGAGTGCGTGAAGGGAGAGATTAAACAGAAAGAGAAAGACCTATTACAGCAGTTCGAGGACAGACAAGCCTACTTTAAAACTTATGATGTCTTAATGCGTGATAGCACGATTCCTAACGAGTTGAAAGGAGCGACATTTGATAATTTCTTTGTTAAGACGACAGAGGAGCGTCAGATGTTAGAGTTTGTAAAAGGTCAAGCTCAGAAGTACCTTGCAGGTATGACAGGAAATACTTTAATCAGTGGTAGTACAGGAATAGGAAAAAGTCATTTATCTCTTGCCCTGGCCAAAGAAATAAATGAGAGCTTCAGAGAGAAGAACGAGCCTAAGAGTGTCTTATTTGTCAGCTTAACCGAGATTATCAAGCAGATAAAAGAAGGATGGGCTTATGGAAGAAATGCAAACTTAACAGAGTATGAGGCGGTTAAAAAGCTTGTTGATGTTGATTTTCTAATCATCGATGACCTAGGGGCAAAAAATGGGACGGTAACCCCTAAGAGCGATTGGGAACAGGATTTCTTGTTTGATATTATCAATAATCGAGAAACTACTATTTTTAATACAAACTTGGACAGTAGCGAATTGCGGACTGTTTATAATGCTAGAAATTCAAGTAGAATTTTGAAAGGTTTAGAAGGGAACACTTTCAAGGCTTTTACGATCAAAGATAAGCGATACACTATAAATACAGTGAGGGGAGAATATCAATGAATGATGATAAAATGCGATTTGCAACAGAAAAAGGCTTTGTTGTCTACGAAAAATGTGGTATAATAGAGATAGAAAAAGTTCCAAGTTTTGGAGAGATAACTTTATTCTATTCAGATGGGAAGTTTACCCATCTAGTCAAAAAAGAAACTAAAAAATAAGTCTATTGAGAACAACTCAGGGACATACCGTAAGCATATAATGCTAGTGGTATGTCCCTTTTTGTTTGCATAGAAAGGGGGTGAGGGAGATGTCAGGAGATACTTCTTTAGGGTATGTAGTAGCCAATAAGTTTTCTATGGATCCAGATAAAAGACAGAAAATCTTTTCTCAGTGTAAAAAAGAAGGTGATAGCTTAGAACAACGGAAACAAGAAATACTAGAAAAATATGCTAACAAACAAGACAAACCAAAATCTAGAAAAAATGATTCTAAAGGCTCGGAGAGTCATAAAGGAAAAACTAAGAGCAAAGAATTTTAGAAAAAATTATAAACAAAAATCAGATATTAAAAGATGAAGGAGCAAAAAAATGACAACTAACTTAGCTAAACAAAAAGAAAATCTAGAAGCTTATATCCGAAGTACAGGTTATAACACCAGAGGGATGAACGTAGAAAATAATCATGTACTCATTGAAAAACCAATCCTTGATAGTTACGAAGATGAACATCAACGTAAAGAACTGGTTGATCTAGTAAATGTTATTGAGACTCGCACCCGTGGTGGGAAGTATGAAGTAACTGACTTTGAATCTGATTCGTTACAAGAACTTAGCGAAAATTCGGCTGAGAGAACAGAAGCAGATAAAAAGAAAACTATCAGCGTTGATTACTTAGTTAAATTATTCAGTGGAAAACTTGATTTTTCACAGGAACAATTAGATGATGGCCAATATAATTTAACGGATTTTCTTGGTAAGAAGATTATTAAATTAAAACGTAGAACACGAAATAGAGAGATTGGGAAAATTCTCCAAACTGCGAAAGTGCAGACTGCTACAAGTATGGACGACTTGAAATCTATTGTTTCTTTAATCAATCCAGAGCGCAATGTATCTATGGTTGTTAGTCAATCACTATTTAGTGTCTTAGAAAAAATGAAAGACACTTCAGGAAATTATCTTCTTAAAGTTGATAAAGAGACAGGGACAAGTGAAACATTCTTTGTAGATAACTTTTTAATTGTAGATGATACAACATTAGGGAATAAAGGTGACAAAAAAGGCTTTATCGGAGATCTAGAAAACTTTGTTACTTTGTTTGATCGCAAGAAAGATACACTTAGTTGGGTGAATGCGAATGACTATTTTGGAAAACGGTTGATTTTACATACCCGATTTGATGTAAAAAAAGTTGAAGAAGATTGTGGTTACTTTATTCAATGGAACTAGGAGGAAGAAATGGATATTAATCAAGTATTTGATACACTGGATGATCTAGATAATAAAAAAAGTAAGATTAATTCAGCACGAGAACAGTTAAGCGAAAAAAGGAAAAGCCTATTAGGCAATCAAGCAGTTTCATTTGAGAACATAGATTCTTTTTTGTCAAATAACTTAGAATCTTTAGAGCAGCTGGAAAAGATGGAAAAAGCTATTAATGGCCTTCAGGAAAAATTTGATAGTGATTTTTCAGAAGCTAATGCAGTCATCTTTGAATACATTTTTAAAGAGACTAAGCAACGGATGGAAACTAAGAAGATCTATAAACAATACCGAAAGAAACTTAGACGAATTCTGGACGCATATGATGAAATTCAAGAACTGAAGAAGGATGTAGAAGAAATCCATACAGGTGTAGTCAGAGAAATAAGTCAGAGACATTCTCTATCGCAGTATCGAACAGAAGTAAGTCCGCTTACTGTCCTACCATTCTTAACTCCTGATTCTAGCGGATGGATGAATTTTTCTAAGGAATATCGGGACATTAAAGAGTATTTAGAAAAATAGGGAACAAATTAAGTAAGGCTAGTGATATATGGCTGAAACAGAAGAGATATCGCTAGTCCTACTTTTATGCTTTACTAAGTTTCACATAACAAAGTAAGCATAAACTGAAAAGAAGTAATAGCTTGAAAGCAAGGTATATCAGGGGGTTACAGAATGGAGTGAGTTTCACAGAATGTAAGATATGAGAAACTGAGGGGATAAATTAAAGAAATTTCCCTTGAACTTGTCATATTGAAGAGTTGTCAAACTTAAAACAATGATACCTGGTAAGTGGAGTGTTGGAAGGCTTTTAGCGCTTTTTGTCAGTTTGACAGAATTTACAATTTGACAAATTGAAAGATAAAAAAATTTTTAAATTTAAGTGGAGGTACTTGCCTATGTACGAGTTGAGTAACAGAGACCTGGACGGGATAGATATTGAGTTAGGACGATATAGAACGCTTGCTAATAAAATTTATTTGAGAAGACAGGAACTAATACATAATAAGAAACATAGCGCTGAAGATTGTACTGGTGGGAAAGGCAAGACAGTATATAGTCCTACTGAAGCAACCATCATTAGAATTGAAGAAGACCAAACGCTAAGATATTTAGAAGGCTTTAAACTAGTTGTAGATACCTTGATGGAAAACTTAATTGAAAGTGATCTAGTCATTTTTAAAATGAGATATTTAGAAGCTGGTGCGACTTGGGAAGACGTGGCAGAGAAACTAAATAAAACTACTCGTTATATAAATAGCCGTAGAAAGGTAATCGCTAAAAGATTTGTTGAGTTGAAAGGATATTGACTCCCCCACCTTTTAAAAAATCTTTCTGGCCAGTAGGGTACCGGTGAAGGGAACTTTTTCCAAGTCGGAGATGTTCAGAGAAAAAGGGGGTAAAAACTTATTGTTTTTAGAAAAAAGTATTAGTTTTTCTAAAATAGAATTGAGATGAAACTATTTTTCTGAAATAAGACCTAATTTTCAATTGATAAATGAATTGATTATGTCATTTATTTTTAAGATTTCTTCCAATAATAGTTTTTGATACTCTTTAAAATTTTTTGAGGAATGAAATTCAATCAGTTCTTCAAAGAATTTCGGGGGATTGGTAAATATTTGTAATGGGACATTTGAAATTTTATAATGAAATATATTATTTCTAAAATCTTGTCGGAAGTTAAAAACTTTTTCTTTGCGATCAAGGATATCAACAACTTCCTCCCGTTGGAAATCAGGAAATAAAGAGCTTTCCTGATTGAGAATCAAGCGTAAGGCTGTAATACTAACTAAATAGCATTGGCTTAGCGAGCGTGTAAAAAAGTAATTTTTTGATTTTAAGACACTTGGCATAATATGTACTACAAAATTATTCTGGCATAATATGTTAAATAAGAATAACTGAGTGCCCGTAGGCAGAACTCCTGTTAAAAAATTCCTTCTTTTAGATTCAAATAAGAAAAAATCACGTTGTTCAAAGTTTTCAATTTTAATATCCTGGATTGTAGGCTTCTTAATAGTTTTTTGATTTACTGAATTAATTAAAGTTCCTAAAGCTTTGCTAAATTCAAAAAATAAATCAGTAGCTCTTTTATCAAAATAGGAAATATCCTTTTTATCAGTTTTCGATAAAATACTTTCTAGGTAAATATGATATTGGTTAGTGTTAGCGTATGGAATTTCGTTGAAGTAATATACCCCTAAATCATGTTGTCCAAAAATATTGATTACGAGTTTTTGAAATAAATTGTAATTTTCTACCATTTGTGAATAAAAGCGTCTCTCTATTTCAAGTATCAGTTTGTTAGCCTTGCTAAATTTTTTATCAGAGTATTGCTTATAACTCACTCGGACACTAGATATTATTTTTTGAAGTTCCTGTTCTCCAATATTTGGAAAATCACTATGAACATCTCTGGGTAAAAACTTTAGTATTCCATCACAGAGAGATGATACAAAAGGAAGGATACCTATTGATAGTTCTGAATAAACTGTCTTATCCAAACTTACAATATTTTCAAGCAGTTGCCTTACTTCAGCAACTTCATCAAGTAGGATTGAAAAAGAAATCATTTCTATCTTATCCATGTTAATCCTTTCAGAAAGTTATTGTTTATATTATAGTTATTGTAACATTATTATTGATAATTGATTAGATGAATAAAAAAGCACCTTCAAAGGTGCTAGTTCTTGCCTGCTGAACTCGTCAATATTACGCCCTTTTTAGGTCTCTTTTTTGTGGACTTTTTTAGGAACTTTCAAGAAAAACTAAGGCGAATTAATGCCAAAGTGTTTTTTAAAAAAGTCAGTATTTCCAATGGTTGAGCCTTAAAAATTTGACTTATAGAGTGTTAAATGATAGTATAGTCAAAGATAGTCAAGGTTCAAAGAAAGAGGTGACGTTCTATGAGATTTAAAAATACATCAGACCATATAGAGGCCTATATCAAGGCGATTTTGGAGCAGTCAGGTATGGTTGAATTGCAACGAAGCCAATTAGCGGATACCTTTCAAGTCGTACCTAGCCAGATCAACTATGTGATTAAGACTCGTTTTACAGAGAGTAGAG